AAAGTCTAGGTGGAGTAGATTATACTACAAATAATAGTTTCTTAGAGACAGACAGCTTTACTTACAACTACTCAGACATGACAGGCCCTGGCAAAATAAGAATTGACGGGTTCTGGAGAAATGTATATAAAGAAGCATACGACACTGACACACCTCATACTACACCTTGGGAAATGCTAGGGTTTAGTATTAAACCTAAATGGTGGGAGAAAAAGTATGGTCCTGCTCCGTATACTTCTGATAACTTAATACTATGGGAAGATTTACAAGCAGGAAAAATTGCAGAACCAGGTAAACCTGTAATATACAATGAAAAATATGTTAGACAAGATCTTTCAAAACATATTCCTGTTGATGTAGATGGTAATCTAATAAGTCCACTAGCCAGCGGATATGCAAAAGACTATGTACAGTCTTATGCAAGAAAAGGATTTAAGTTTGGTGATCAAAGCCCTGCAGAAACTGCTTGGAGAAGAAGTGGAGAATATCCTTTTAGTATTGTAAAAGCATGGTTATTATCACAACCTTCTAAAGTAATGGGACTAGGTTGGGATATTTCAGCTGTAAAAAGAAACCTTGCAGGACAATGGGTTTACAGAAATACAAATAAACCAGTTGCAATAGAAAACTTAGAATTTAGTAATTTGTATGGCGATGTAACAAGAGTTTATACAAGCGGTTTTGTAGATTATGTTGTAAATTATGTTTTGAAAAATAGTGAAATTACAAATAATCAATATGAAGCAGAATTAAAAGGATTGAAGTTACAGCTAGGAATTAAACTAGGCGCATTTACAGATAAGAATAAATTGAGATTTATTTTAGACAGCAGAACTCCGTTTAATAAAGGTAACGTATTTTTACCTTTTGAAAATTATACAGTTGCATTAAACAGAAGTTCGCCTACTAGTATTGTATCTTATAGCGGCGTAATAATAGAAAAACAATCATATGGATATGTTATTAGAGGATATAACAAATTAGATCCTTTATTTTACTATACACCTGCAAAACAAAGAGTAGATGACCCTAACATAAATGTTGGAGGAGTAAGTGAAAGTTTTGTAGAATGGGATACTGATAAAAAATATACTATTGACAGTTATGTTAGATATGAAAATACTTTTTATAAAGTAGTTGAAGAACATACAAGCACAACTGTTTTTGATCCAAGCAAATATACCAAAATTCCTACAATACCAACAAGAGGCGGAGTAACTGCTCAATTTAGAACTGCCTTTGATACAGATGTAGAAACTCTTCCTTATGGTCATGTTTTTAATACTACACAAGAAGTTGTTGATTTTCTTTTAGGTTACGGAAACTATTTAGAAACACAAGGATTCACTTTTGATTATTACAACCAAGAATCTCAAACTGTAGAAGATTGGAAATTAAGCACTAAAGAATTTATGTATTGGACCACTCAAGGATGGGCACCGGGTACTGTTTTAACACTAAGTCCTAGTGCTAATCAAATTACCTTTAAAAAAGAATACAATGTAGTTGATGATCTTCAAAACAAATTTTATGAAAATAAAATGCAAAATGCAGGTGGTGAACAACTTAAAGGAGAATTTACAAGATTAGCAAGATCTGGTAATGACTTCAATATAACATTAGTAAACACCGCAGACGGAGTGTACTTTGTTGAACTACCTTTAGTTCAAATAGAACATGTGGCACTTTTAGATAATACAAGTGTGTTCGGTGATGTAATTTATGATCCTGTGACAGGATATAGGCAAGAAAGAATTAGAGTTTTAGGTTATGTAAGCGATGGCTGGGATGGAAGTTTAAATATTCCAGGATTCGTATACGATAAAGCTGAAGTATCAGATTGGGAACAATACAAAGATTATGCTATTGGCGACACAGTGCTTTATAAAGAATTTTATTATACTGCAAAAAATACAGTGCCTGGTACTGAAAAATTTGTTGCTAATAAATGGAATAAATTAGATTCTAAACCTACTCCTAAATTACTTACAAACTTTGATTATAGAGTTAATCAGTTTACAGATTTTTATGAATTAGAAAGTGATAATTTCGATGTAGAGCAACAAAAACTTGCTCAACATTTAACTGGCTACCAAAAAAGACAGTATTTAGAAAACATAATAAATGATGATGTAAGCCAGTTTAAATTCTACCAAGGATTTATACAAGACAAAGGTACACGTAATAGTATTGATAAACTATTTGATAGTTTGGCTAGTGCAAACAAAGAAAGTGTAGATTTTAACGAAGAATGGGCAATCAAAACAGGTAGTTATGGTGCTACAGATAATTATGATGAAATTGAATGGCAACTAGACGAAAATCAATTTAAAGTTGAGCCGCAAACAATTGAACTAGTAGATAATGTTCCAGTAGGAAAAACTGATCTTGTTTACAGAATACCAAACTATGATGTATTTTTAAAACCAACAGGATATGACACAAACAAATTACCTACAAAATACAACGATGATTTTTTTGTAAAAACAGTAGGATATGTAACAGGACAAGATGTTAACCGTGCAGTTACCACTAAAGACGGTATATTAGATTTTAACATTACTGATATAGACAAACATGCTTATATCTGGGTAGCCACTAACAACCAAACATGGGATGTTTTACAACATACAGAAAGCTCACTGAGAATAGTTGGCTTTAACAATAATAATAGTGTCATAACAATTACTTTAAATGAAACAGTCAGAGATATAAGCGTAGGTGATATATTTGGTATTACAAATATGAATACCACTACCTATACAAATATGGATGGTTTTTATAAAGCAACAAAAGTTTATAATAATATAATTGAGTTTACAACTACCAAAGATGATTATAGTAATTATGATGATGCAAATCCTCAAGGAACAATATCATTTTTTACAAGTCAGCGAGAAGCAGATTTACAAAGTGCAAATGACAATGTAACATCAAGTTTAAAGCAAAATGAAATAATTTGGGTAGACAATGATGACAATAATAAGTGGACTGTACTAAAAAATAATAAAGTTTATAACGAGCACCAAAAAATATTAAGTTCTATAGAACTTGATAGTTCCTTCCACGGCTTTGGGCACAGTATAAGCGTCAATGAATCTAATACAGTTATGGCAGTTGGTATTCCATACAAAGGTAATGGACAAGTCCATATTTACAAACGTGCAAGCGACAGCACAAATTTTGTACTAGATCAAATTTTAGATGCACCTATTAGCGTAATAGGAAATACTAGTGTTGCACCACAATTTGGAGAAAGTGTTGCAGTAAGTCCAGATGGATTGTATGTTGTAGTAGGTTCACCAAAAGCATCAAGTGTTTATTCTTTTTATCAAGGAGAGTTTAATCCTTCAAGAGCTTATAATAAAAGACAAATTGTAAAATACGGACCAAACTTATTTGAAGCAATTCAGGCAATTGATCCTAGCACCAGTGCTATTGAATTTTCTAGTTTTGATAGTTTTGTAAACATTGTGTCTCAATCTGATAGTAGTTTAGTTAATTTACTACAAGCGGGTGATTACAAATTAAACAATCAGCAAACAAGCCATGTACTTGTAAGAGCACCATATACAGCTTATAATGCTTCAGCTGTTGGAGATACATTAGTTCTTAATTGGAATAACTTTAGCTATGTTCATCCTGAAGGATACAATGTTGATGTACAACCTTTCAATGGAGAATTTCCAGCTATCACAGACGGTGTAATAAGTGATCAGCACACCATACAAAAGAAAGTTGATAACGTCTTAGTAGTACAAAACTACGTTAACTTACCGTCAGTTGGTGAAACTATATCAAGTGCAGTTGCAAGTGGTGAAATAGTTCATGTTGCAAATAATATTGAAACATTAACAATTTATGTTTCAAATGTAAATGGTACTTTTGAACAATCTGGTACTTTGTTTGTAGGCAATTTACGCATAGGAGACTTTAGTGAAGACTTCCAAGATAATACAAATGTCCTTGGTGGTTATTGGTGGATAGATACACCAACATATACTACAAGTAACGATAGTTCAAACGTGTTTACAGATCCGGGTCATGGATTAGTGTATGTTGATATATTGACTGCCGCAAGTGGAAGAACAACACCTAACTTTTATTACAACATTACACCTACAGAAGTTACAGCTCAAAACAATCAAACACAACTACTTTTGCCAGTTACTTTAAATGAACAAGCATCATTTATGGAAACACTTACATACGAAGGAGATCCAAACAACAACTTTGCAGTTTATCCATCTCCTCTATGGACTGTAAGAGGACCAGCTACATTTACATCTACACTAAGCAATGGTGATAAATTTTATATGGATGTAGATGTAATTAATACTGATTTCACTGATACAGCAATTGACAGAACATTAATTAACAAAGAGCATACAGTAAGTGATTTATGGGATGGTTATATTGATTTTGAATTCACACAGTTCCAAAATGTTGGCGGACAACAGTTACCATTTGAATTAGTAATAGGCGATACAGTTAGAGACAGTGTTACAGGTGCTGAAGCAGAAGTTGCGTTTTACAAACGACAATTTAACGATGTAAGAATCTATGTTAAAAATGTCACAGGTACATGGAGTGTTGGTGATAATTTTGGAACAACTGCAAACATACTTCGAATTAGGGCAAACGCAAGACCTATAGGTGAAATTAAGCAAGTAAGCATTGCTGGTTCGTTGGTTGGTAAAATTATTGTTATAGAAGAGGACAGTAATTTTGCAAACGTTGCTCAATCTCAACTTACTAATTTTGAATACTTCTTCTATGATGTAGACACATTACAGGGTATTCCAAGGGATCCAAATATTCCTTCCTCAAATAATAACGACTGGAATCTTGTAAACAACCTAATTGTTAAAGACGGTCCTGGTACAACAGTGAGTGGCTTAACAGAAGAAGGTATGTTTACTGTATATGATATAAGTAACACCGGACAGTACCAAGTTTATAATAGTTATACTGTGCCAGAAAGACAAAACTACAAGAGACTGGGCGATGAAATTAGTTTTTCAAAAGATGGTGGAATTTATAGAATTTCAGTAGCAAGCAATGGTAACAATACTTCCAATAATGCAGGTAGTATACATTTTATTAAACATGGCACTGATACAGATGCAAATACTTTTGATTTTAATTTAGATATTAATCCTTTATTTAGAGGAGAGTTTGATTCACAAACATTCTATAAACAAAATGAAATTGTAGAATATTTAGGAAAACCATATCAAGCTCTTAGAAACATTGCAAGCGGAAGTGCATTTATACAAGCTGATTGGACAGCATTAGATATTGGAATTAGTCATGTTGGATATATTCCAAATACTCCTTTAAATGCATTTGTAGGTGAAGAAACATTCGATCCAGAATTTGGAATTAGAGATTTTGCTAAGAGTTTTGATCAGACGCCGGATGGTTCTGTAATGATTGTAAGTTCTCGCATACAAGGAAACGATAGTACAGGAGAACGTGTAGTAAATGTTTATAGACAATTACCAGGAGGACAATATATACTTTCTCAAAGTATAGAAGCACCATATGTAGATTTATCTACAGGCAATTTAAGCGGCTTTGGTGATGCTGTAAGTATTTCTACAGACGGTGAAATGATTGCTATATCAGAAACTTTTAATGATAATATTAAAAGAGATCAAGGTGTAGTATATGTTTACACATTACAAAATCAACAGTTTGTTTTAAACCAAACTTTAAAATCACCTAACAATGAACAAACAGAACATTTTGGTGCATATATTAACTTTGACGGTAATCAGCTTGCAGTAACATCATTAAATGGTGATATTGAAATACCTAATACTTTTGACAATGATACTACAACTTTTGATGATGGGTTTACAAAATTTAAGAAAGCATCTAATATTGACGCTGGCGTAATTTTTATGTACGAAAGAATAAACAAAAGTTTAATTTATTCTGAACAGTTTATATTTGATGATCCTAACGCAATACAATTTGGTAAAAATCTGCTTGTAAAACAAAATCATGTTTATACTGCTATTCCAGAAATGACAGATTTAGCAACTTATCAAGGTATTATTGTAGACTTTAGAAAACCAATAGGAAGCAAAGCATGGAACACACATAGATCACCAATTGATCAAATTGATATTCCAAATATTAAAAACTTATTCCTTTACAATACTGAAACTAATACTCTAGTACAATCACTAGACTTTATTGATCCTGTACAAGGAAAAATTGCAGGTCCTGCAGAACAAGAAATAAGTTACAAAACATATTATGATCCTGCAACTTATAGCATAGGAGATGATACGGTTGTAGTTGATGAACAAAATAGTTGGGGTGCAGATCATGTAGGACAACTATGGTGGGATATAGGTGCAGTTAAATATTATAACTATTATCAAAATGATATACAATATCAAACAAATTATTGGGGCAAACCATTCCCTAATGGTATAGTAAATGTTTATGAATGGGTAATGACTGATTTATTACCTGCAGAATGGAATGAGATTGCTGATACTAATGATGGTTTAGACAGGGGCATAAGTGGAATTAGTAGATATGGTGACGAAGTTTACAGCACAAGACTAGTATGGGATAGTGTCGCAGGTAGAAGTAAACCTAAATATTTTTATTGGGTAGCAAACAAAAAGGTATTACCTAGTGTAGAAAATAGAAAATTAACTGCATTTGCCGTCCGCCAATTAATTAATGATCCAGCAGGACAAGGTTATGCTTTTGCGGCACTACAGAGTAAAGATAGAATGGCTCTGTTTAATGTAAAACCTCTACTGTCAGGAAACAATGTTGCATTGAATTTAAGTTATTACACTTTAGATAATCAAGAACAGAATAGACATTTAGAGTACCAAATCTTAACAGACGGAATTGGCTCTAGTAGACCAAATAGAGATATTGAATTAAAATGGTTTGATAGTCTAATAGGTTATGATAGAAAAGATAGACAAGTCCCAGATCCAAGATTAAGTGCAAAAGCAAAATATGGTATTAATAACAAACCAAGACAAAGTATGTTTGTTAATAGAACTGAAGCTCTTAAAGAAGTAATTGAAAGAGCTAACGGTGTTTTAATTAAAAATATTATTGTAGACGAGTTTGACATTAGTAGACTTAGAGAAAGTGATCCACAACCTAATATTACATCAAGAAGATATGACCTAGCAATTGACACATTCCAAGATTTACCTTTTGTAGGTGTAGCAAAGCGTATCACAGCTGAGTTAACACCTACAATTATAGACGGTAGAATTGTGTCTGTAGCTATTACTAATCCTGGTAGAGGTTATATTGATCCTAGTTACACAGAAACATTAACATCAAGATTAGGACCAACCGTTACTGTAAATGGTATAGGTACAGATGCTATAATAGAAACAACAATTGACGAGGTCGGTAAAATTACTAGTGTTAATATTGTAGATCCAGGCGAAGGTTACGATTCTGCTACTACACTTACAGTAAGAAACTTTACTGTTCTAGTTGTAAATGACGATACAGTTTCTAATAAATGGAGTTTATACAATTACAATGGATCTAAATGGAATAGAACAGTAGCGCAGAGGTTTGATACAAATCTATTTTGGGAATACAAAGATTGGTACGAAGATGGGTTCAACGCATTTACTGAAATTAAAGATCTTATAGACTACAGCTATCAGTTAGATGGCTTACAAAACAATGTAGGTGATATTGTAAAAATTAGTAGTGTTGGCACAGGCGGTTGGTTGTTGTTAGAAAAGATAGACGATCAACAAAATGTAGATTACACAGTAAATTATGCAGTAGTTGGTAAACAAAATGCAACAATACAATTTAAGTCAGGGTTGTACGATGTTGAAAATAATTTAACTGGATTTGATAGTAACACTTTTGATACTAATTTTTATGACAATCAGCCTGTTACTGAAACACGTATTATACTTGAAGTTTTGAGAGACAATTTGTTTGTTGACAATCTGAATGACGAATACAACAAGTTATTTGTAGCAAGCCTAAGATATGCATTTAAAGAACAACCTAATATAGATTGGGCATTCAAAACTAGCTTTATTCAAGCAGTACACAATGTTGGCGATTTAAGCCAAAGAATTACATTTAAAAATGATAGCATTGAAAGTTACCAAGATTATATCAACGAAGTAAAACCATACAAAACTAAAGTTAGACAGTATGTAAGTTCTTATGAAAAGGTAGAACCTACAAATACTACAATTTCTGATTTTGATTTACCTCCGAGATATGATTACATTAAACAAAAAATTATTCCTACAAATACAAAAATTAATAACAATGTAATAACTAATCTACCTGATAGTATTGATCAGTATCCTGACAAATGGTGGAAAGATAATGTAGGCTATGAAATTAAAGAAATAACAATAGGTAAAACTGGAAATTTATATGTATTACCTCCTAAAGTTACTATTGAAGGAGGCGGCGGATCAGGTGCCACTGCAAAAGCATACCTAAGTAATAGCAAGTTGAGCAAAATTGAAATATTAACTCCTGGTAGCGGTTATACAAGTATACCTGACGTAGTATTAAACGGTTCAGTATCTGATGGCGGCGAGTTTGGTTCAGCAAGTGCAGTTCTTGGCAATGGTAAAGTAAGAGCAATGCATGTAATTACTAAATTTGACAGAGTTAGCGGAACTCCTTACATACTAGAAGTTAAAAAATCAGAAACATTTACAGGAACAGCAGTTACTAGTGTGTTTAATTTAAAATGGCCTATGAATTTAAATGGTGCTAAAGTTAAAGTTTATCTAAATGGAGTAGAATCACTAAGAAGCGAATATACTTTTGAAAATTATATAGATAAAACAAAAACATATACAAGAGAAAAGGGAAGAATTATATTTACTGATGCGCCTAAGTTAGGCACAGTCGTAAAAGTAGATTATGAACTATCACCTAATTTATTAACAGCCCAAGATAGAATTGAAATGTACTATGCACCTACCTCAGGCATGCTTGGCAAGGACATTACACAGTTAATGGAAGGTGTTGATTTTGGTGGTGTCGAAGTTAAGAGCTTCGATTTTAAAGGTAGCGGTGGCTTTGAAGTAGACGGTTATGGAACAGTACCATATGATATTTACGATAATACATATGAAGATATCATAGTTCAGCTAGATGGATCAACAGTAGAATTTAGTTGGGATAATCCTTTAGAAAATGGTGTTGTATATAATGTATACAAAAATAATGTACGAATTGATGATCCTAATTACCTACATGATAGTTCCAGAGGTGCAAATCCAAATGCTATAATGCGTAGTATTACAGGAGACGGTCAGCAAACAACACTTAATTTAGATGATCTTGTAATACCAAGCACAAATGGTGATGTGTTCATTTTAAGAAAAGTTACAAGTGATGGTAGCTTTAAGCCAGATAGTGCAAGTTACGACACGCAACTATCAGGAGGAGCATTATCATATAATAATGCAAAAGGTATAGATGCGGCAGAAATAATTGTAGACGGAGATAATTTTATTACTCCTATGACAACTACAGGACCTGAAGAACTAGTTCCGGGTAGAATTGCAGATACTGTAGATATTCAAGTTTATCATAGACCAGATGATGGTGCAAGCGAAATAATTAGTAAGTTTTGGACTACTGATGGAGTCAACGGAACATTTGATCTAGGTCAGCATCCTAATAGTATAGATGCTGTGTGGGTCAAATTAGATAATGCTACAATTAAAAAAGTAGATTATACTATTGATTGGGTAAATGATACATTAACGTTTGACACTATACCTACAGCTGGTAAAGTTCTTAACATTGTTACTATGGGTAACAGTGGAGAGAAAATTCTCGACATTGATAAATTTGTAGCAGACGGAAGCACTAATACTTTTGTTACAAATGCAATTTGGACAGATAATGCCACACACTTTGCAAATATAAATGGTGTAGAAATATCAAGTCAGCTTTATAAAACAGATGATGGATTAATTGGTATAGAATTTAATGTTGCACCTCAGATAGGACAAGTAGTAGACTACGGTATTTTCTACGGAAGTAATAAGTCATATAGTTCTACAACTACTCATACTTTTGTTGGTGACGGTAGTACAACAGTATTTGATATACAAACAGATTCTATTGGTGGATTACCTACTCAACATAACACAATAGTAAGTGTTAATGATGTTATACTTCAAGCAGGATATAATATAGAAATGTTAATCGAAGCAAACGAAAGAGAATACTTCATAGAAGATTGGCAATACTATTCTAACAGCGTGAAAACAAGTGAAGTTGAAGTATATCTAAACGATGAATTATTACGCAAAGCAATTGATTATAGATGGAATAGTACAGCAAACAGTATTACACTTACACAAGGAATAGGAGTAGTTGGAGACAAACTAGAAATATTCCTAATGGCAGATGGTGAATATGCATTTGGATATGTAGGTACAGATGAAACAAGCACACAAAGATTTATATCAACTAGAGACAAAGTTTACTTTGACACAGCACCTGTACTAGGATCAACAGTTGAAGTGCAAATGTTTAGTAATCATGATATTCAAAACTTAACTAGAACAAAATATGATTTCTTAACAAGAAAAACTCTTGTTGGAGGTACACAAGCATTCGCAGACTATGTAAGCCTTGCAAATGGCATTATAAAATTAAGAAAAGAAGCGTCTCATGCACAAGATGTTTGGGTTTTCTTAAATGGTGATAGATTAGTAGCAAATGTTGATTACAGAACTACAGATGATCCATATTATATTAAAATATTAAAAAATATCAGTGCAAATGATACTATAGAATATATTGAATGGAGTCAGGAAAAATTAACAGTCAAGTTTGGATTTAGAGAATTTAAAGATATATTGAATCGCGTTCACTACAAACGCATTGATGATAATACTAAGTACAAACTAGCAAGTGATTTAAATTGGTTTGATACAAAAATAGATCTTGTTGATGCAACAGGTTTGAATGCTCCTAGTAAAGCAAGCAAAATACCTGGTGTAGTGTTTATAAATGGTGAAAGAATAGAATATTTTGTGAAACAGGGTAATAGTTTACGTCAAATACGTAGAGGTACACTAGGTACTGGTGTTAATACACTTTTAACTACAGGAACAGAAGTTATTGAACAAGGACCAAGCGAAAATATCCCCTACAGAGATGAAACAATTACTCAAATTTTCACAGCAGATGGCGTTGCAAGCACATATGAATTAGATTTTGATGCTTCAGCTATTGCAACACAGTACAAACAAGATTCGGGATCTACTAAAACTGTAGCTGAAATTACAGCAGATTTATTTGAAGTTTTTGTAGCAGGACGTAGATTACGTAAAAGTGCTATTAGTGTTTACCAAACTGATACAAAAGATGCCCAAGGTAATTTTGTAACAAGATTTGTAGATCAAGATAGCCCAGAAGGAGATATAACAGCAAATGCAGAGTTTACACTTAACGGTAATACAATACAACTTGCAGAAACTCCAACTGATGGACAAAAAATAGTGGTTATTAGACGTATTGGTAAAACTTGGACAAATTTAGGCGAGAGTTTAGCAGATGCAGACAATGACATAGCAAACTTTATTCGTGCTAGAACGACGGAGTTGCCAAATTAATAAATACAGTAGCAGGAAAGACAACATGACGGACATTAAAGACAAATCAGGAGTAGTAGTTAAAGGACACATCAAAATACATGATCCTAATACAGGTGAAGTGTATGTTGATAAGCGAAATGCTATTCACTATGAAAATATGAGTATTGCTCTTGCTGAAAGCCTTGCAAACCAAGGCCAAGGTATGATATATGAAATGAGCTTTGGTAACGGCGGCACAAGCGTTGATCCAACAGGTATTATTACATATCTTACACCAAACTCAACAGGAACTAATGCTAGTTTATATAATCAAACATTTACAAAAGTTGTAGACGATAGAAGTACAAGTAACACAGATCCAGTTAGAAATAAAATAGAAACACGTCATGTTAGCGGAACAAACTATACTGACATTGTTGTTACATGTTTACTCGACTACGGAGAGCCACAAGGACAAGATGCTTTTGATACGTCAAACAGTAACGAAGCACTATATGTTTTTGATGAGCTAGGTTTAAAAAGTTATAATCCGTCAGGTACAGGTAGATTAATTACACATGTAATTTTTCATCCAGTACAAAAATCTTTAAACAGATTAGTACAAATAGATTATACAGTTAGAGTACAAAGTTTGTCAGGAGTGTAATAGATGCCATATACAATTAATTTCACTGACGTTACAAACAAAGGCAGTATAACTGTTGAAGATAATGATATTAACAACCAAACAAGTTTAAGTTTAGTAGGTAGAAACACAACAAGTTATGGTGTTGAATTTAATCAAAACTTTCTAAAACTTTTAGAAAATTTTGCTAACGCATCTGCTCCTGCTAATCCGGTTGAAGGACAGTTATGGTATGACACAACACCAGGCAGTGAACAATTAAAAGTTTATGATGGAACACAATGGATAGCAAGTGGTGGTTTGAAAAAAGCAAGTACAGCTCCTGAGGCATCTAACAGTTTAACAGGTGATCTTTGGGTCGATACAGACAACCAACAATTATATTTGTATACAGGTTCGGGCTGGACATTAGTAGGTCCAGAATATGCAGGAGGTTTGAGCACAGGTGTTAGTGCAACAGTAATCCAAGGCCAAGATAATATTGATTACACAGCATTACTTGTTGAAATAAATCAATTACCTGTTGCTATTATTGCCAGTGATACATTTACACCAAAAGCACAAATTAATGGATTTAACCAAATTAATCCAGGAGTTAATTTAAGCGTTGCAGATATAACTGGTGCAGGTACACCTAAGTTTTATGGACCTGCAGAACAAGCAGAAAGCCTAATTGTAAATGGGACAAAAATTGAAGCCTCTAATTTTTTAAGAGGAGATGTAGCTAGTACTACAACAGAACAATTAAGAATTAGAACTGATGACGGTATGTTAGTTGGTAGTGGTAACCAATTGTCAATAGGTGTTGAAGGACAAGCAGGTATTATTACACACAATACTAGTGGCAGTTCATTAGACATTCGTGTAAACAATGAAGGCCAAATTAAAACTGTAATGCGTGTAGACAGTACAACTAATATTGGTATTAACAATACAGCACCTAGTGAAGCATTAGATGTTACAGGAAAAATAAAGGTAAGTGACGCTATTACAATTGATGGCACAACTGCAAGTACAAATTTTGGCACAGGTGCGTTAGTTGTAAAAGGTGGCACAGGTATAGCAGGCGATACAAATATTGGCGGTACTTTAAATATTATCGGTGATACTGAAGTAAGAAATATTGTGCCAGACACAACTAATACATATACAATTGGTTCTGCAAGTAACAAATTTAGAAACATTTATGCTACAGACTTTACAGGAAATTTAATTGGTAATGTAACAGGGCAAGTAAGTGGTAGATCAGGTAGTGCTGATAAAATTTCTAGTGCAACTACATTTGCTATGAGCGGTGAAGTAAATGCACCCGCATTTACATTTGACGGACAAGTAGGCGGCAACCAAAAAACTTTTGTTACTACTGTATCTAACAGTTTTATTAGTAATAAAACATTTACGAATGCGTCAACAACTACAGATGAATTTTTATTAAACAGAACGCAAGGACAAGTTGGTCTATATAGAATTAGACAAGAAGATTTGCTGTCAAGTGTTCCTACTAATCCACCAGGTGTAATTTTACCGTATGCAGGAACCACAGCACCTTTAAATTGGCTTATATGTGATGGTAGTGAAGTACTACAAATTGATTATCCTAAACTATTCCAAGTAATAGGATTTAACTATTTACAAGCAAATCTAGTTAGTGATGGCGGTGTTGCTAAATTTGCATTACCTGACTTACGTGGTAGAACAATCGCAGGTCTTGATGATATGGGAGGTACAGCCGCTAATAGGATTACTGGACTTAGAGGTAGCGAACTTGGTAATACTGGCGGTACAGAAGATGTAACGCTTAGTGCAAATCAAATACCAGATCACGAACACGATTTACAAATTGGTCCAGATGGTAATAAAACACAATTTTACACTATACTAGATGCGGCAAAAGGTCCAGGAAGTCCTGCAGAATCAATTGTATTTGATGCACCTACAGGACAAAATGCTGGACAAGCGGCAACATCAAGTGGTAGTGTTGCAGGAACTACAGGTCAAGCAGTGGATATAATGAATCCATTTATGAGTTTGAATTATATAATTTATACTGGGAATGTTTAATGGCTTATAAACTTAATAAAACAGATGGATCATTACTTGTTGATTTAATTGACGGTACTATTGATACAAGTAGTACTTCATTAACTTTAGTAGGGAGAAACTACACAGGTTTTGGTGAATATCTAAATGAAAACTATATAAAACTTTTAGAAAACTTTAGTAATACAAATGCTCCAAGCAATCCTATTACTGGGCAACTTTGGTGGGATACTACACAAGCAAGATTAAAAGTTTATGAAGGCCAAACATTTAAAGCAGTTGGTGGACCTTTCGTTCAAAAAACAGAACCTAATATGGTAGCTGGTGATTTATGGATAGACAACCTTAATGATCAAATATATTTTTATGATGGTGAAGGTACTCCAGTACTAGCAGGTCCTTTGTATACAAAAGATCAAGGGCTAACAGGATTCAAAGTAGAAACACTCAGAGATGTACAAGACAGAACAAGAACTGTAGCTAGTTTATACATAGGAAACGCTTCAACTGGAACAGAAAGAGTTGCAGTAATTAGTAACTTAGAATTTACACCTGCTGTTGGTTTTGAGATAGCTGGTATTACAGGAAATATTAAAAAAGGTATCAACATTGTATCTTCTGATTTTATATACGAAGGAACTGCTGACATTGCAAAAGCACTTCTTACATCAAGTGGGCAAAGAGTTGTTGCAGATGATTTCCTTACAACAAGTACGAATAGTATTATATCAGGAAGTTTAACAGTATCCAACAGTGCAGGTATTACTATTGGTCCAAATGCTAACACAGTTATTAGTCCATTAGGTGCTGACTTTGTTTATTCAAATCAATTACTAGATGAAAACGTAATATTTAGAGTTACATCAAGTGGTTCTGGTGCAGGTCAAGTTGATGCAATTTATATTGATGCACAAAATCAAAGAGTTGGCGTCTTTAAATCTAATCCAGATTATACTTTAGATGTCTCAGGCGATTTAAGAATCACAGGTAATTTACTTGTTGAAGGCACACAAGCAAGTATAGATGTTAATAATTTAAGAATTCAAGATAAACAAATAGAACTTGCAATTACAGATGATAGTACACTTGTAACTGATACTGCGGCAGATGATGCAGGTATGGTTGTAAGGGTAACAGGTAATGATAAAAAATGGACTTGGATACAAGCTACAAATTCATGGACAAGCAATGTAAATGCAAACTTAACAAGTGGAAACACATACAAAATAGATGGTAATGACGTATTAAGTGCAACAGCATTAGGTACTGGTGTTACAAGTGCAAACGGTTTATCTAGCATTGGTACTCTCACAAGTTTAGCAGTTGACAACGTTTCCATAGACGGTAATACAATTACAACTACAGGCGGTGGCTTAAACTTAACACTAGCAGGTAATTTAGACCTAACAAATAATAATAAAATTACAGGACTAGGTGTGCCTAGTGCAGATACTGATGCGGCTTCTAAAGTTTACGTTGATGAACAAATTGCGGCGGCCGCGATATCATTCAGTATGGATGCAACAGGACTTAATGACACACAGATCGGTCTTGTTCTTGAAGATCTTGTTCCGGCATCATCAGTTGCGGCAAACGGCACAATAGCAAGAATACACTGTACATCACTTGCAGGTGCAACAGTAAGTAATATTGATATTACCGCTGTAACAACAAAATCATTCATTGCTGTAGATTCAGCTGGTGTACAGAATGAATCTGTGCTTCAAGATGTAGCTTTTGGAAGCGCAACAGGTACAGTTAGTGTAACTATAACAAGAGCTTTAAAAGAATATGTAACAAGCAGTGGCGCTTGGACATTTAGTCAGGATCTAGTGTCAAGTGTTTAAGATAAATATATTAAATGTAAAGGTTGAAACATGGCATATACGATAAACAAATATAGCGGAGCAACATTAGTAGTTGTTCAAGATGGTACAATAGACACAACAACAGATTTAACGTTTGTTGGTAAAAATTATGCTGGGTACGGTGAAATACAAAACGAAAACTTTTTGTTTTTGTTAGAAAATTTTTCCGGAACATCTCAACCACCTAAACCAGTAAGCGGACAAATATGGCACGATCAAGCCACAAATAAAATTAAATTTTATGATGGTAGTAAATTTAAAACTACAGGTGGCGCAGAAGTTGCTACTACTCAACCAACAGGTTTAACTACTGGTGATTTTTGGTGGGATTCAGGAAACAACCAACTTTACACATATAACGGAAGTAGTTTTATTTTAGTAGGTCCGCAAGGTACAGGAACAGGTTTAACACAGATGCAATCACGTACAGTTCGTGATACGCAATCTGTCAACCACAGTATTATTGCCGCAACCATTGATGACGAAGTTATTTTTACAATTAGCTCACAAGAATTTACTATTGATTCAACTGATCCTGCAAACGCAATTACTGGATTTGATGTAATCAAAAAAGGTACAACATTGGTAAACACCCAAGCGGCAACAAACGGTGTTACAACTACTAATCATTATTATTGGGGTACTTCAAGTAACGCATTAAAATTAAACGGAATTGATGCAAGTTCTTTTGTGCAAACAGTTCCAGGACAACCAACAACATTTTCAACAACAGTGCGTTTTCCAGATAGCGGAATAACTATAGGTGATCAAAATGATTTACACTTATACATTGAAAACGGTAACCAAGGTGTGGTTGCAAACGAAGTTGGTGTTAACAATGTAATAAAATTAAAAACAAGTAACGCAAACAGTACACAAATTACAAGTGCTATTGTACAATCAACAGGAATTAATCCTGGATCTACAAGCACATATACACTTGGTTCAAGCACAGCAAAATGGAGCGATGTGTGGGCTGACAATTTAAGAGGAAATGCAACATCAGCTACTGCTATTTTATACAACAGTGCATCTTATGCTGGTGATACTAGTGCTACAGCAAATACTACTGCACTAAGAGACAATTCAGGTGATATTTTTGCAAACTTTTTCAGAGGAACTGCTATTCAAGCTCAGTATGCTGATTTAGCAGAAAAATACACAACAGACAAAGAATATCCAGTAGGTACAGTAATGGCTGTTGGAGGAGAAGCAGAAACAAGAGCGGCAAAAGTAAGTGATTTTGCTATTGGAGTTATTTCAGATAAACCTGCATATTTAATGAATGCAGAATCAGATGGACACCCTATTGCTTTAAAAGGTCGTGTTCCTGTAAGAGTAACAGGTCCTGTATCTAAAGGACAGGCTGTTTACGCATGGCAGGATGGTGTTGCTTCTACTATTTCAAGTAATGGATTGGTTGGAGTTGCACTAGAGTCAAGTAATGACGACGGCGAAAAGTTAATCGAGTGTGTGTTAAAAGTATAAATATTTAAAACACGCACATAATAGGAAGTGAAGTAATGGCAGTAAACGACATTATAACATCTGCAAGATACAACAATGCTCAAGGTAGAGTTGCCGCAGTTTTAGGTAACGGTTCGGGTAATGAAGGTTACGGACAAGAAGTAACAAGCCAGCAAGTATCAAGCGGTTTAAGAGTAACTGCACAAGACATTAACAATCTTTTTACAGATCTTAATAAAATTAAAATACATCAAATCGGTGCAGTGCCAAACAGCATTGCAACAGTAGCAATTGGTGACACCATTGCAGAAGATACAAGTGACGGTGATGTTTTAAAAGGGTTTGCAGACTATGAAGATTTTATTACAGTAATTGAATCACCTGCAGAAAGATTTAAATTAGCAGTTGCACAAAGTAGTGACGATAATGCCGCAAAAATTGCCGAAAGAAGAAATCAATGGAGAGCTCCAATTGATACTGAAATTACTATGACATTTGATGATGCAGATCATAGAAGGCATTTTTTTAATGCAGGCGGGTCTTTAACCATGATAAGTGCATTAAGTAACACACCAGTTTCAGGTGATAGTGTTGCTAAAAGCCAAGACTGGGCAAATATCCTTGCAACAGCAGGCACTGTCAGTATTAATTATGATACAACTAGCACTACTGGACAAGGTACACCATCTGCGATTGGAAATTATGATTTAACTACTTCATACCAAGAAATTTACAGAAGAAGTGCAACAGGCGTTTACGGAAATAATAATTATATTATCGAAGCAAAAGCACCTGATGCAAAAACTATTGCTATTAGATTTTACTACTATGATCATAATCCTGGTGGTTACAAAATTGACGAACCAGTTCAAGGAGTTCTAAAAGCACAAGTTGGATATGTAAGAGCAAGCGGGTTGTATGTAGATGTTGCATTGCCTGCTTTTGCAATAACTAATGCCTTATAGGCAAAGTATGGAGATTAAAATATGGCAGTCGGTGATATTATCACAGCCAACAATTATAATGCAGTCCAAAATAGGGTAGAAGCTATCTTAGGAAATGGTAGCGGCACCGAAGGATATGGCGAAACTACAGCAAGTAATAATGTTGCTGTAGACGATATAATTTATGCCAATGATCTAAACGCACTATACACAGATTTTGACAAAATTTACAGACACCAAGTTAATTCATCTCCTGCAGGTTCTTTGGCGATTCCTGCTGTTGAAGATTTAATTGCATGGGATACAAGTGATAATCCTGACGGCGTACTTAAAGGATGGCAAGACTATATAGATTTTATGGCACTTGTTGAAGCAGATCCTCAACGATTTGCATTACATCCTACACAAAGCACGTCTAATAATAATGTAGCAACTCTTACACGTACCGCACAATGGAATACAAACCTAAATGGATATTACAGAGCTACTTTTGCA